ACGATGGAACAAAGAACGATACGCCACCAAGCCCGTGCAACTCTCTCTTTTCCCGTCGAAACAGCCACCGGCCGAGTACAAACAACGATGGGCGAAAGCCCTGAACCAGAAGGAGGACATGACAACATGAAAAAGGTTTACATCTGCTCCCCGTGCCGCGGGGACTACGAGAACAACATCCAGCGCGCCAAGGAGTACAGCCGCGCGGCTGTGGAGAAGGGCGTCATCCCCGTCACCCCGCACATCTATCTCACGCAGTTCATGGACGACAACGTCCCCGAGGAGCGTGAGCTGGCCCTGAAGATCGGCAGCGAGCTGGTGCTCGGCTGCTCCGAGCTGTGGGCCTTCGGTATTGACCACCCTTCGGCCGGTATGGCTGCGGAGATCGAGCTCGCCAAGGCGCACGGCATCCCCGTCCGCAACGGCTTCGAGGCCATCAGCGAGCTGAAGCCGGACGAGGAGCTGGAAAACAGCGAGGAGGACAAGCCGGACATCGGCAGCGTCACGTTGCACCTGCCCGCCTTCAGGGCGATGGCCGTCTGCAACCAGCACCTCGACCACGGCCCCATCAGCATCGAGCTGGATGGCAGCGTCATCCTCGAGCTCGCCGACCGCCTGATCTCCGATCCGGGCGTCCACATCGAGATCGGAGGCTGAACGCCGTGACGAAGTACGACCCGAGAAAGAACGCGGAGGGCTACAACGACCCGACGCCATACGCAGCCGAAAAACACATGATGGCGCAGATCCGCGGCAAGCAGGCCAGAGTCGCCGGCGGCTACTTCGAGAATATCATCTCGGCCTCGTGCGACTACTACCTCAGCCGCGGCCTCGCCAAGATCGAAAAGACGCCGGAGCCCATGAAGCCCCTCGGCGCCAAGAACCGCAAGGGCCAGTTCCTCGCCTGCTATACCAAGCAGGCCCAGCCGGACTATGGCGGCACACTGAAGGGCGGCCGGAGCATCTACTTCGAGGCCAAGCACACCGACGACGAGCGCATCGAGCAGCGCCGGCTCACTCAAGAGCAGCAGGACGACCTCGAGGCCCATCACAAGCTCGGCGCCATCGCCTTCGTGCTCGTCTCCGTGAGCCTGACGGACTTCTACCGCGTGCCGTGGCCCGTCTGGCGCGATATGACCGAGATCTACGGCCGCAAGTACATGACGCACGCAGAGCTCTCCCGCTACGAAGTACCGGCGACGGCCGGCTTCATCAAGTTCCTGCACGGCATCGAGGAGGTGACGACATGAGAGTCCTGAGCTTGTTTGACGGAATAGCGACCGGCCGCCTCGCGCTGGAGATGGCCGGCGTGCCCGTCGACCTTTACATTGCCAGCGAGATCGACAAGGACGCGAAGGCTGTGGCGAGGGCAAACTGGCCCGACATGATCCACATCGGCCCCGTGGAAAATGTGACAGCACCAGACCTCCCAAAGATCGACCTCGTCATCGGAGGGAGCCCCTGCCAAGGCTTCTCGAGGGCCGGGGCCGGCCTAAACTTCGACGATCCGCGCAGCCGCCTGTTTTTTGACTATGTGCGAGTCCTGAACGAAGTCAGGGAGAAAAACCCCGACGTGAAGTTCCTCCTCGAAAATGTGATTATGAAACGCGAGTGGGAGGACGTCATCACCGAGAAGCTCGGCGTGCAGCCCGTCCACATCAACAGCCGCGCACACTCCGCTCAAAACCGGCCGAGGGCCTACTGGAGCAACATCGCAGACCTCAGCCCGCTGAGTAGCGGGGGGGGCAGCCGTTGGACACCATCATCGACCGCAGCGTCGATGTGAGCGACTTCACGGAGGCTGGCGGGCTCCTGTTCGGCCCGGGAATATCTGAGGGCTCGATGGGGCTCGTCCAAAAGACTGCCGGCGGCATCGTGGTCAAACAGGCCACAGCCCGCGGATATATCGAGGCCGTCGATGGCGACGGCGTCTCCCTCGCCTTCCCCGGGAGCGCCACCAGACGCGGCCGCGTGATACATCAGAAAAGCCATACCATCACCTGCGCTTGCGACATCTGCGTATTTTACGACAATGTCATCCGGCACTTTACCGTCGAGGAGCTCGAAAAGCTCCAAGGGCTCCCCACCGGCTACACAGCAGCCGTCCCGGAACCGGCGAGAAAGAGAGCAATCGGAAACGGATGGACGGCTTCGGTCATCGCGGAGATCTTCAAACTCCTCCCACAGGCTGAAACCGCCGCAAAAACGGACGTCGCATAGTCCGGGCAAGTATGCACCAACAGCGCGCCAGCAGACAGCGTCGAGCTGGCCGGAAAGGAGGAAACACATGAACCAGACAACCAAAGAGACCCGGCGCCGCAGCTATGACGCCGTACTTCCCAAGCGGGCCGCTCGCTGCCGCCTGATCCTCGAGACCCTCGGCAACCGTGAGCTCACGGCCAGAGAGATCACCGAGGAGCTCGTCGCAGCCGGCCGGATCCCGTACTTCAACCGCAACTACGTCGCCCCGCGGCTCACAGAGCTGAAGGAGATCGGGATCCTCGCGACGGTCGGCCGCCGTAAGGCCACCCGCTCGGACGCCACCGAGGCCGTGTGGGCCAGAGCGGAGCCTTCAGGCCCCACGGGCCAGACGGCCGCAGCCTACGCAGACAACCCGACCGAGGCCGAGCAGATGACGCTCGGATCGGCCACCTGAAAAGAAAGGAGAAACCCCATGAACGAACAGAACCAGCGCGACAGCATCATGTCGATGGCCCGCGGCGCCTTCGAGGAGCGCGTCGACTATGAGATGGACAAGGTGATCCAGAACATCCTCGACCCCAACACGAAGGCAACGGCCAAGCGCAAGATCACCCTCACCATCGAGCTGACCCCGGACGACGAGCGCCGCACCATCGGCGTCTCCGTGACGGCCAAGTCTACGCTCGCGGCCACCAACCCCGTCGCCACGGCCCTCTATGTCACCTCTGACGGCAACGGCGAGCTCGTCGTCGCCGAGATGGTGCCGCAGGTGCCCGGCCAAATGAACATGGACGGCACGCAGCAGGAGGCCCCGAAGCTCCTGAAGCTCGTCCAGCACGGATAAACACCCACAACACAGAACAAGGAGGACAACACAATGCTCGCAAAAATGATCGACAAAATCGTCAGCCTGAAGGAGACCAAGATCTTCGAGATTAACGGCCAGACCTACGCCGACGCATCACTCACCCGCATCCCGCCGCACGTCGACCGCCCTGACTGCATCAGCGTCAGCGGACTCGATAGCATCTGCAAGCTGATCCGCACCGAGCTCGAGAAGGTCGGCACGACCATCATGGTGCAGGTCAAGAGCAACGACACCGTCGAGGTGATGACCACCTACCTGAGCGACTTCTCCCGCAACACGCTCTACCGCGCCAAGGCTGACGCCCCGGGCCTGCGCACCGGCTTCAGGGGACGCGAGGTAGCTCTGATCGAGCTGCGGAGCCTCTGCATCCCCAACGAGGGCACGGCCTACCTGCTCGACCTGCTGAGTCGCATGACCAACGAGAACAGCGTCAGCACCAACGACAACGGCGTCACGCAGACCGTCGAGGCACGTCAGGGCGTCGCCCTCAACGCGGTCGTCGAGATCAAGCCCCGCGTCATGCTGCGGCCGTTCCGCACCTTCCTCGAGGTGGAGCAGCCCGAGAGCGAGTTCCTGCTGCGCGTGGATCCCGACGAGGGGATCGGCTTCTTCGAGGCTGACGGCGGCATCTGGAAGCTCGAGGCCAAGAAGAACATCGCCGACTACTTCCTGAAGAACATGAGCGACCTGATCGACGCCGGCAAGGTCGTCGTCATGCAGTAAATGGAGCGCCGGGCGGGCTCCGGCCCGCTCGGCTTTTCTGAAAGGAGCAGCGATGGAAGAAAAACCGATTTGTCGCTCGTGTAACTTTATGCAGGTAACGAGCTACGCAAAAACGACCGGGAACAACAGCCGCCTGAAGGGCCCGCGCGGGGATTGTATGTGCAAGCACCCCGACGCCGTCAAGACGTTCAACAAGGTATGCCCGCGCAGCCCTCGGATGGCTGCCTTCATCGGCTATACCCCACCGGGAGAGACCAAGCCGGCGCTCAAAACGTCGCCGACATGGTGCCCAATGCGCCCGGAAAATAAGGAGGAAGAAACATGAATGAGAACCGAAACAACACGACGGCCGGCGGGATCGGCTTCTGCGGCCTTCTCGCCGTCGCCTTCATCGTCCTGAAGCTCACCGGCGTCATCAACTGGAGCTGGCTGTGGGTACTGGCCCCGATCTGGATCCCGACCGCCATCACCCTCGCCATCATCGTGATCGTGCTCGTGACCATACTGGTCAGAGAGCTGACGAAGGGAGGCCGCCCGTGATAACCGCGGAGGAGCGCCGGGCCCTGCTGGATCGCGCAATCACGACCTACGGCGCACCGGCACAAATGGACATGGCCATCGAGGAAATGGCCGAGCTGACCAAAGCCCTCTGCAAAATCAAACGGGCACAGGCTGGCTGCGAAGTGACCGCAGCGATCGGCAACGTGATCGAGGAGATGGCCGACGTCCAGATCATGCTCGACCAGCTCCGCATCATCTTCCACCGATCTACCAAGGAGGTCGAGGAGGCGAAACTGGAACGGCTGAAAAACCGTCTTGACGGCCGAAACAACTGGCATGGCTCCAGCCTCCACAAGTGGATCGAGAAGCAATTCTCCACAGGAGGTGACGGCCATGAATAAACCGCAGCCGCAGACCGGCCCCGAGATCGAGGAGTACAGCACCACGGCAACGCCCAAGGCATACGCCGGCAGCGTCCCCGTGTTCTGTGCACACGACGCCATCGTCCCGCTGAAGGATCTGCGGCCCAACCCAAAGAACCCCAACCAGCACCCGCCGGAGCAGATCAAGCTCCTCGCCTCTATCATCCGGGCGACCGGCTGGCGTGCTCCGATCACCGTCAGCAAGCGCAGCGGGCTCGTCACCAAGGGCCACGGCCGCCTCATGGCCGCGCAGCTCGACGACCTGACCGACGCCCCGGTCGACTATCAGGACTACGCAAGCGAGGCCGAGGAGCTGGCCGATCTGACGGCAGACAACCGCATCGCGGAGCTCGCCACCACTGACAACAAGATGCTCGCCGAGGTTTTCGCCGACATCGACACTGGCGAGATCCCGTTCATGCTCAGCGGCTACACCGAGGACGACTACGGCAACATCGTGACGGCTCTCTCTGAGGCGCTGCACACCAAGGAGCCGAGCAGCGACCCCGACGCCGAGATCCCGGCCCCGGCCGCGCCGGTCACACAGTACGGAGACCTCTGGATCCTCGGCCGGCACCGCGTCCTCTGCGGAGACTGCACCCGGCCGGAGGATCGCGCCCTGCTGCTCGACGGCAACAAGCCCGAGATCCTGCTGACCGACCCGCCATACTGCTCGGGCGGCAGCAAGGAGTCGCAGAAGTCGACCGGCAGCATCGGCACCGAGAGAAAGAACGGCAAGGCCCCGAAGATCGCCAACGACATCCTCAGCACACGCGGCTACCAAAACCTGATCCGCGGCGCACTCACCGACATCCCCTGCCTCTACGCCTACATCTTCACCGACTGGCGTATGTGGGTATATCTGTTCGACCTCGTCGAGGCTGCCGGCTTCGGCGTCAAGTCTGAGATCGTATGGGACAAGGGCACGCCGGGCATGGGCGTCGGCTGGCGCTCGCAGCATGAGCTCATTCTGTTCGGCGCCAAGGCTGCCACCCACTTCGACGGCCACAAGGGCTACGGCAACGTCCTGAGCATCTCCCGCTCCGGGAATGAGCTGCACCCAACACAGAAGCCCGTCGAGCTGCTGGAGAAGCTGGTCGACAACACGGACTTCGCCACGGGCGTCTATGATCCCTTCGGCGGCTCCGGCACGACGCTGGCCGCCTGCGAGGCATACGGGCAGCCCTCCTACATCATGGAGCTGACGCCCGCCTTCACGGACGTGATCGTCAAGAGGTACATCAGAATAACAGGAAAGACAACCGTGCGCTGCGTCCGTCAAGGCCGAGAGCTACCGCGCGAGGAGATCGCCGCGATCTTCGAGCCTGACGAGGAAGGAGGTGAGCAGGAGTGACGCCCTGACATAATGAGCGAGAAGCCGATCACACAACGGATCAAGGACAGGCTCGCGGCCTACACCGCCATGCTGAGGGACATCGACAACCAGCTCGAACGCCTCGACCGCATGGAGATGACGATGGCCTCGCCGCCCGGCCCTGATCTGACAGGTATGCCACGCGGATCCGGCACACCATCCGACCGCACCGGCATGATGGTGGAGCGGAAAATGGAGCTCGAGGAACAGATCGACCGGCTCAAGGCTGAGGAGAAGCAGGAGCGCAACGCCATCGAGGGCCTGATCCTCCAGCTCTCCGACCCCGACGAGCGCGCCGTCATCCGGCTGCGCTACTTCGACCGGGCTGACTGGGAGAGCACCTGCGGCGTCCTGTTCGGTGATCGGCGGGACTACGTCGACAGAGTGGACGCCTACCAGAACAGGACATACAAGATCCACGGCCGCGCCCTGCTCAACCTCGCCGCCGTGCTGGACGAGCTGGAGCCCCTGCCTGAGCCGCGGCAGCAAAACGCAGTAAAAGGAACAAAAGGGAAGTAAAAGGAATTGAAAAGCAGTAGCGACCCGTGCTATTCTATATCCTGCAAAAGACCGCAGGACGCACGGGCAACGCCGTGACAATTCCGAGCGGCCAACCAAAAGAAAACCAAACAGAAACCGACGGCAGACCGCTGGAGAGAGATGGTTGATAAAACCCCTTGTTTATGTTACAATTATCCCAAAGATGACTAAAATAGTCATCGAGAAGGGAGCGAAAACATGGGACTTTTTTCACAACTATTCAGGCGAAAGCCAGAGACCTCAAATGGCGGCAAACAAAAGGTGATCCAAAACGGCGAGTGGATAATCCACCTCAATGTAGTAGGAGAACCGACACAATTCTACAAGAAGGGAAAGGAGTGGCTCGATCCGAGCAATACGTGGACTTCCCCCTCTGGTCGTTTCTTTCTTCATTCAGGCATCGATGGGAACGCCGACGATTGCATTGCACTCACAACACAAACTGAAGGTTTGAAAATCAAGAAGATGGACGAAGGCATAGAGTCGGCTATCGTGCTAGATAGCGGCACCGCCCATGTCTTGACTGAAGATGGCAATCTTTACACCATCAACAGCGAGAAAAGCAGCCAGCGCCACCTATGCGATGATCGGCCGGAGGCATACCTGATGACCACGGACATCTGTGCCGTCGCATACGAAGGAGATACCGAAAATGTCGTCGTCAAAGCCGTCCACTTCGAGACAGGAAAAGGCTGGCAAAGAAAACTCGGATATGAGTGGCCGGACGACGGGAATAACTCGGATGTCTCCATCGTGAGCGACCCGACTGGCATAGCCATAACAACACCAGATGGAAAGATGCACCACCTCAGCTTGGAAGGTCAGCCGATCAAGTAAATATTGTTCAACGAACCGCCACAGGCTAACCGGCCTGCGGCGGTTTTTCTATGCAAGTAAGGAGGCTTCAAATGGGAAAATCAACAATAACGCTTCAGGTGCAAAACTTCGACAGTCTCATGCGGCAAGTACAGCAACTCAAAGACGGCGGCAAAAAAGCTATCAAGAACACCGTCAATGATATGAAGGCACGAGCGCCGGGCTGGATTTCTGACGAGGTTAGGAAACAGTACAACATCAAAAAGTCCGAGATTATGCCCGCCAAAAAAGGCGAAGGTGGGAAAGCCGCAAATATCCGCGTTTCAGGAGAAACCATAGAAACGATGACACTAATCTACACAGGCAACCCGCTCACGCCGTTGCATTTCTCGATGACACCCAAAAGGCCGGCGGCACTGACCGACAAAAAGCGCGCAATCCCGGGCGAAGGGGTAAATGCTAAAGGCGGGGCTGCCCTCAATGTGGCGATGGCGCGAGTCCGCAAGAAGTACAGCATAACCCTCCAAATCAAAAAAGGGAAAAAGGAACGGCTACGCGGAAAGTACGGAACGCCACCTTTTATTGCTCCGGCAGCCAGTGGATCGGCAACGATGATCCCGTTCCAGAGGTCACCTGCTGGGAAATACCCGGTCACAGCCATCCACACGCTCTCAGTGCCGCAGATGATAGACAATGAAACCGTCAATGCAAACATTTACAAAAAGCTCAACGACGAGACAGCCAAGCGACTCCAGCACAACCTCGACCGAGCCCTCGGGAAATAGCCCACAGCGGCCCACAGGGCGCCCCACCACGGCGCCCGACACCGAGCCCGGCCCACACCGCCAGACGCGCACAGAGCGCGCCACAGCGCCGCGCAGACGCCTCCACGGCCACGCACAGCGCCGCAAGGTACTGTGACGGGCCCCTCTGGCCTGCGGTGCTGGCGAGCCCAAAAAACGCGCAG